CAGGAAATAATCTTCTTACACGCCTTGGCGATACGAATTCAACGGTATCAAGAGATGATATAGCAAAGGCAGCGGAAGCCATGCATAGACAGGGTATCCGCTTTTAATTGGGAGATTAAAAAATGGCTGTTGGAAATACGATAACCGATTCATTAGCCGACTCTATTCCTACAATGATTGCTTCCGCAAGAATTGTGAGAGAGTTTGCTGGTGTTATGCCGAACTTAGTAGATCGGCAAAGACTTGATGAAAATACAGGAACAGTTTGGAACGAAGTTTCGATGGCGAAATTATCTGCACAGGCTGTAACTGAAAGTACTGAACTAGACAACCCACAGCAGATGGAAGACACACTGTTCTCAATAACCCCTACGGTTATTGGAGTTCATACTGTTATCACTGACAGGGTTGCCCTGAGAATTAGCTCAAATGCATATGCCCAGACAGGGTCACTTGCACAAAACGCTATTGAAAGAAAGAAAGACCAGGACGGATTAACCGTACTTGACGGAGCTACAACTTCATTAGGTACTGCAGGTCAACCTTTAAATTCTGGTGAAATTGCTGCGGCAGCATATAATATTACCTCAAATGCAACTGAGCCAGCTCCTGCAAGCGCTCCAATTCACGCTGTCCATCATGGTTTTTGCCTGAAGGACATAGATGATGAATTAGTATCAGCAGGTGTTGATCAAACAAGTGGCGCCCCTTTAACTTCGGGTGTTGCTGCTGAGACTTACCAGAACCGATATCGAGGAACAATCGCTGGTGCAAGACTTTACGAGGATGGAAATATAACCATTGATTCTGGAGATGATGCAATCGGGGGAGTATTTTCCCAAATGGCTATAGTACTAGTTGAAGGTAGGTCTCCATATGTAGAGACCAAAAGAATGCCTGAACTGGGCGGTGGAGCCACAGCACTGTATCACTATGATGAGTATGCTTACGGTGAAAGATCGTCAGGAAACTGGTTGTATGAATTAAAGAATGATGCTAGCACACCAACTAGCTAATGAATGCTCGTAGGTCAGTGTGGGCTGAAAACCGTGGCCCCATTCCTAAAGGATGGATTGTCCACAATATGAATGGAAATATGGGGGATAACAGGTTGGAGAATCTGGCCTGTATCCCTCGTAAGACAGATAATATAAGTCAAGTAGTCGCTCCCTATAGGGAACGTATAAGGAAACTGGAGCTACAGCTTCAGAAAGGATAAATAGATATGGCACAAGGGTCAGTTGGAAAAATAAAAATATTTGAAGATTTTACCGGGCCGGAAGTTCCTGTTGCGTTAACAACAGATGTGGAAAATCTAGGCCCATTTAAAATTGGGGGCGAAGGGTTTGAAGATAACGATACTGGGGCTGTTGTATATGACAGTGATGGCCTTAACGGAGTTATTAAATTAGTGTCTGGGAATACTGATAAAGACACTACAGCATTAATGACTGGAAAAATGTTTGATGTAGGATTAAATGCTCCTATAATTATTGAAGCGAGAACTCGTTTTGGTGATCTTGACGACAAGCAATTTTTTATTGGTCTTACAGATACTGCTGATGATGATTGCTCCCAAGAAGATGATGTTATTGCCGCAGCTTCTTCATCAGCTTTTACTTTAGCGGCATCAGACTTGGTTGGTTTTTTCTGGAGTTCAGAAGTTGAAACCGGGGCAGAAGACTGGTACGGAGTATATAACGGTGGAACAACCACTGGAGTTACAGCAGCTTCTAGTGTTGATTTAGATGCTGATGCTACAGCAGGTGAATTTCAAGTTTTAAGATTAGAAATTGCTCCAAATGGAAAAACCTACTGGTATGTTGATGGGGTACTAAAACAAACAGTAGCAGGTGCAATATCAACAACCACAGATCTTGCTTTTGTGTGTGGTGTAGCTGCTAATACAACAGAGCTTGGAGAAGTAGATATCGACTACATTCTTATAGAAGCAAACCGAGACTGGACTGTATAGGAGTTTTTAGTGGCTGCACTTGTTGAATTAGCCACAACAGATATATGGGGTCATGAGCCGTGTTGGCATCTTTCTGAGATTAACCGACCGGCTCGTGATTCTAAAGACGTTAGAAGATACCAGACAATCACGGTCATAAGAAATGACCGTAAAGTAAAGCTTGAAAGAGATATTGGTAATGCTCGTCTATTTGGTGAGGAGTTCCAACTTATATGCGGAGTTTCTGACGGTAAAGGTGGGGGTGAAGCTCTCTATAACGTAGATGAGGCTATACGTATGGCACAGGACATGAACCTGAAACCGCCTCCTAAAACCGAGATTAAACCAAAAGATTGGACAAAAATCTTTTGGGATAACATAGAAGAAAGAAACAAATGGATAAAGGGTCAGAGTATTTTTGGCCCTAATTATAAGAAGGAGCGAACCTGATGGCAGAAAATAACCAATCTATACACGAAATGTTAAGAGATGCAGAAATTGCTGAAGAACCTGGAAATATAAAAGAGGGAACTATAGTTGGTAATTCAAACGGTATGACTATGACTGCAACAGAATTAAGCAGTGCTGGTTGGGTATACGTATATAACGTAAAAACTGGTGATAGAAGTACGGTTAATAGAAATATGCTTGAACAACAGCTCCAGAAAAAATTCGATGATGGTACTTTTGCATTTAGTACTAGAAAACCAGAAGGTATTATTCCTCATGTAGGTAAAATTAAATGTCTTCTTCACAAGGATGATCTTAATCGAGAACTTTATAATCAAATGGGTCTTCCTACGTGTCGAAAATCAAATTTAAATACAAAACATGATTTAACAACTCATATGCAAAAACGTCACAGACGTGAATGGGCTGCTATAGATGGCGAAAGAAAAGATGAGGAAAGAATAAAAGAACGAGATCGTGAGAATCAATTAGCTGAAGCAATAAAACTTCTTGCGGAAAGTAATATAAATATTAATAACCGGGGAAATAACAATGCCAAAAAATAATTTTGCTGCAATACCAAATAGCCTTGTTACCCATGCGGTAACAGATGCTGCAACATCGTTAACGGTACCCGATACCGCAAACTACGCAGAAGGCTACGTCAGAACAAATAGCGTTGTAGAAACACGAGATGGAACTGCCCCTACCACAACGAAGGGAACCCAGTGGGCAGCAGGCGATATCATCACACTCAGATCGAGAGATGAGGTTACGGCCTTTAAGGTCATAAGGGAGAACGCATCAAACGCTGCGACCATCGACTTCCAGTTCTACAACAAAGTTCCAGGAATGAACTAAGATGGCGGGCATATTTTTACCCGGAAGTTCTAAGGCTGGTAGTGGTGATATAACCGGAGTTACCGCAGGAGACGGACTGTCAGGTGGAGGAACAAGTGATACTGTAACAGTAACACTTGACCTTAACGGACTGACAGCAGCGGCAGTTGCTGATGGCGACTTTATTCCAATAATAGATACCAATGATTCTAATGGTTCAAGAAAAGAAGCTGTTGCTGATCTTGCTACCTTGTTTGCTGGTGATGGAATTACTGCATCGAACAGTGCTCTAGCAGTCAACGTAGATGATTCAACCATCGAGACAAGCAGCGATGCTATCAGGATTAAAGACAATGCTGTAAGCCTTGCTAAGATGGCTGGCCTTACCAGAGGCAGCATGATAATCGGTGACGCAAGTGGTGATCCTTCCGAGTTAACTAAAGGTAGTGCCAATTATGTTCTGACATCTGACGGTACGGACATTGCATGGGCAGCGGCGGCATCTGGAGTGTCGTTATCAGGAAGTACAGATAACACAGTGGCTACTGTCACTGGCTCCAATGCGTTAGCAGGGGAAGCCAACCTTACGTTTGACGGTTCTACTTTAGCTGTAACGGGTGCGGTTACTGTATCAACTGACCTTACGGTATCGGGTGGCGATATAGTTTATGGAAACGGACAGAACGCAACAGCTTCTGTGACGGCAACAGCCCACGATGCTGCGGGTAGAAATCTAACTATAACTGCTGGCCCAACTACTGCTGGAACTTCAAACAACCAGGCAGGTGGAGCGTTAACTTTACAGGGTGGTCAAGGAAAGGGTTCTGGGGCTGGTGGAGATATTGTTTTTCAAACTGCAAATGCTGCGGGAAGTGGTTCTTCTTTAAATTCTCACGCAACAGCACTTACGTTAAGTGACGATTTAGGTGCAACATTTGCTGGTGCGGTGACTGCTAATGCAGGGGTAGTTGTAGACAATATAACTATAGACGGTACAGAAATAGACCTATCATCTGGTGACCTTACACTTGATGTAGCAGGAGATATTATTCTCGATGCTGGTGGTGTAAATGTATTACCCGGTGCAGATAATACCCATGACTTAGGTGCTGCTGGTACAAGGTGGAAAAAAATGTATGGTCAGCAATTCCATATGGATACTTCTGCTGATGGAATAGCAGACCATGACTATGCAGGAATGTCTATTACCGTAAGAGTAGGAGATGGTGCTGATATAGGTGCTATGGATTTAGTATGTATAAGTGATGTAACTAATGAGGTACAGGTAGCAGATGCAGATGCAATAGCTACATCAAAAGTAATAGGTATTAACCCAAGTAACAGTGCTATTTCAGATAACTCTGAAGGAACTATTTTATTATTTGGTGTTGTACGTGATGACTCTTGGAACTGGACTACAGGACAAACATTATATTTATCTACTACAGCAGGAGACATAACAGCTACTGCTCCATCGGGTACAGATGATTGTGTTGTTCCTATAGGGATAGCATTAGAACCTGACATGATTTACTTCAACCCAAGCCAGACTATTATTGAGCACGCATAATGGCTAATAATGTAAGTAAAGTAAACACGATATCTATAGGTAGTATTGGTAAGATAAACGGGCAGAATGATAGCGACTTAGCTAAGCTAAACGGAGAAGAATTTACTTATGTTCCACCCGTGTGGAGTGGTACAAGAGCGGTACTAATGGGTGCTTATACTTACTCATGGACTCCAACATATGGCAGTGCAGGGAGTAGCGTATATTTAAACGAAGTAGGTTATAAAACATTAGATTCTGATTCAAATACTTCTGATTGGGGTGATTTAAATTCAGCTAGAGGTGTAGCTACAGGAAGTGGTTCTAATGGAACTAGAACTGTTCAGGGTGGTGGTAATACTGCTTCAGGGTTCAGTGACAGTATAGACATTTTGACTGCCGCCTCAACTGGAACTATATCAGACCACGGTAATTTAGCTTTAGCCACTTATACTGGCTGTTGGGATGGTGCAAGTAATGGGACAACACTATTGTTTATAGGTGGATGGAAAGGAGGTTCTTTTCCTTATGCGACTGACATGATACAGGAGATGACTATTGCATCCAGTGGAGCCGCTGATAATGGTGCAGATTTACGGTATTGGGGATATGGGCAATGTGCGTCAATGGGTGATTCAAAAACTTTAATTCTTGAGGAAGAGTTTCAGGCTACTGGTAAAGAGGAAATATCCTACCATAATTTTGTTAGTGGTGCGGATGCTACAGATGCTAGTCGTGTGGCTACAGTTCCAACTTCTACCGCAGGTATGGCTAACTCTAGTACAAGGGCTGTTATTGCAGGAGGAGCTGGTGACTCAGTAGGTGGTGGCACAGTACATAACAAAATACAAGTTTTTACTGTTGACTCTTCAGCCGATAGTGAAGATGAGGCTGACTTAGTTCAAATTATATATAGACTCTCCGGGACAAGTGATAAAACAAGAGGTGAATTTTATGGTGGAACAGGGTCAGGGGGTGAATATATGCAAAACGATATACAAAAAATAGCAATCGCTTCAATATCAAATGCAGCAGATTGCGGTGATTTAGCCTTCTCTACTGGGGCCGATACCTATACCCATGCAGGTAGTGGGTCTGGTATAGCTTCACAAACAGCGAGTTAACATGAATGAATTAACCGAAATACAAAATGACATAACAGGATTAGCAACAATAACTCCTGCGAAATTGCAGAAGATTACTGACCGTATGGTCGAAATGGAACGTGCAAATAACTCTCTTGGTAGAAGGAACACCCAAACAACCAACCAACTTATGACCCTTACTATGCTGACCGACAGTCCGTATAGAAGGTTACGACAAATCCTTACACAGATAGCAAGAAAAAAAGATGCCTTGAGAGAACATTACTTTTCATACCAAAAATCAGAAGTGCAAATAAAGGAATGGGAAGAAGAGGATACTGAACTTTCTCGTATTAATATTGCACAAGCAAGGGCTGGAATGGAAAGCGGTAAGACTTATATTGAGGGGGCTTTAAAAGAAATAGGTATTTTTCAAGATGCCTATGAAGAGATAAGAGTAAATAATAATGTTCCAGAATTCTGGGACGAGGAAGATGCTGAACGTGATGAAATACGTCACCATATCAGGCAAGCATTCAGACAATCTCACAGAGATATGATTCTTACAGGCAGTATTTCTCAAGGTAATGCAGAATACCTAGAACAATATGGAATACATTTACAGACTGCCCGAAATTATATTAGGCAGTACATAGAACAGTGTGAAGAACTAATTGCTGAGAAAGCCTATCCATCTATAGACCACTTATACGAGTTCTTAGACACCTGTGTTGAAGTGTTTGGTAATGAATATATTAAGGTAATGAACCATATCGGGATTAAAGAACTTGTAAGAAGCGAGTGGCTCTTTAAAAATAACTTTGCAAAGGATGTTTAATGCCAATAATTAAATACACCTTAGTTAACAGACAAACCCCATCAGGAATATCTAGTCGTGGAGACTTTCATAACTCCGTAGACGGGACTTACATTGGTATTGGGTCAGGGGTTGGCACACAAATATCTGTAGATGAACTAAAGACATGGCTTAAATCTAAAAAGTCAGAAATAAATATAAGACATCTAGAATGGGATAATGAGGTGGTAGCCCTAGCGTCACCAGAACCTACACTAGACAGGCCAGCGACTGATGCAGAAATTGAAACAATGGTTGATGACTGGTGTAGAGTCAAGGGGATATCGTAATGGAAGACATACAGCTCAAAGATCAGGACATAGCAGAACTCTTTAATAGGATGCCTGAAGCAAAGCGTGAGGCAATCATCATCGCACAGGAAAGGATGATCAAAGAGCTTAAAGATCAGAACCTGGAGTTGTCCAAGAAGAATTTAAACGGTGTTAAAAAAGTAAAAGCAGGGGTGTAATATGCCGACAACTGCATGGTCTACGATGCGCCAGGATATATTAAGACCACTAGGCCTTATCACCGGCTCTACGACTACTAATATTTCAGACGGTAATACGAATGTTATTGATACAGAAATTACGAGACGGTTTCCTGTTGATGATTATTTTAATAACAGGTGGTTTCTTCAGCTTACAGGGACATCTACTTCTAATTTAAATA